CAGTGAAATTCGCCGGATTATCCGACCCTGTTGCGAACCCGGAACCTACTTCGACGTAGGAGAAATTGAGCGTGCCGCCGGAGGCCGTGACGGTGTTAATCGCCTGGAGTGCCGCGGACGTAAGCTGGATCGCGCCGAAACTCATTGATCTTTAATTACGTTTACAAAACTGTTTGTCGGTACGGCAGCACATCGTAATCGTATTCGGCCACGTTGCTTGAGGCGTAGACTGTGCCGGCTGGCACTTGCAAAAATGAGCTTATCCCGGTGAACAGGCTGCGAACGTTTTTCAGTTTCATGATGAGCTTAACCATTTTGTCGACCTTGGCCGGGTCTACTAACGGGTCGTTTATCTTGATCCGGAACGTGTGCGGCACCGCGGGAGGCGAATCCTGCCACCATTCAATCAGTTCGCAGTAATTGAAAGCTACCGCCATCACCGATTTAATCGCTGACGGTGTGCCTTTGTTGACCTTGTTTATGATCGCGTTCTGGCAGAGGAGTAACTTATTTGGATACGGCAAATTCAAGTCGTAGCCGTCAACGCCAAAATGGTATTTTGCAATAAAGTCCAGAACATTCTCAGGCTGGTTTGCCAGGTTGGAAATGATTATATTGACCGGGATCTTGGCCAGGAACTTTTGCAGTTCGGCATCAAGCCCTTGAGCAAGTGCAACGAAAAACGCGTCATGCTGCAATGCAGGGGAAAGATAATTAAGGAAAGACGTGTTACGAAGGCGATCCATAAAATGGTGGCAGATCCTGTTCCGCGCCTTGAAAAACGGCGGTCGGATCGTCGGTGATCACGGCAGTTTGCCATTTAGTGAGCGGTATCCGGGCCACGGGCGAATCGACAATCACGTAACTTGCTCCGGCATCCATGATCGCCACCTCGAGTGTAGATGGGTTAATGGATCCGCCGAGCGACACGGCATTTGTGGAAACCCAACTGTTTACGGCATTATTGACGTTCTGTTGCAAAGCCAGTTCGTGCCCGACCTGTGATTCGTCGCACCAATAGCGAACGCTCACCGTGTAAGCTACCCCGGACGGTGCGGCGACCCGAACATGGGCGGATAAGTCACGGATGTTATCGGGGTTAACTGCCGCCGCTACTAGGTCCAGCATAGGCTGATCTGGGAATACGCCATTGTTAAGTAGAACCGTCACGAGAACGTCCCCGGGGATCCCGACATCTTCGGGACCGGCAACCGATACACTGGCAATGTCTGGGCTTGCGTTTTTGGCAAACCATTGGTATGCGCCGTAACTGCCGGCGTTTGAGTATGAATCGCTGGCCGAATAAAGCTGCAACCTAAAATCTTCGTCACTCTGGATATCGGCTCCGCCTTGTGTTGCGGTCACGTTTTGTGCTGAGACCGTGAACGCCCCTGGCCAGTTCACTAAGACCGACACATCAGTGAGTTCGTTCGCCTGCGGTCCGGTCTCGGTGCAGGTTGCGTTGACATCGCCACTGATATAGCCCGGAGCAATGGTGAGGTCGGTATCGGTCGCGAACACCGAGCCAGTCGAAATACTGGCTACCTGCGTGCCTTGCGGGATGATCGATGCGTTATTGACCGTGGTGGCCAAAGTGAACTTGATCGATGTGATCGCGTAACTGGCCGGCAACCTCTCCCCACGATGAGCACCAGAAAAGCTGCCGATATTGAAAAAGGCCCCTAGATTATCTAGAAATCCGCCGGCCGCGTACGGTATCAGGTTTTGCTTGGCGCTCGCGTCCAGCACTGCATACGCGCCAATCAACCATGCCGTAGAGCTGGATAAGAAATTGTAACGTCTATCGCTAGGGAGCAGATTGAGTTTTTCGCCAGTATCGGCTTCCCATGCCGCCAGAAATCCGCTGATAACAGATTGTTGTAATGCGGTAACATCGATTTGAGCAAAACTGATGTCGGGGAGATTATCAAACGGTGACGGCATAACATTATTTAACTACGCAACGGCTTCATACTTTACCGTTGCTGCATTTGGTGTTCCGTCCATCGGGCTGTCAATGAACCAGACGTCCCTTGTCCCGAGCGGCACGAACAACGACTGGGCAATCTGAAGATCGAGATTGACGACCAGTTCAACGTACAACCGATAAACGCCAGCCAACATTGAGGTTGAATCAAGTTGAAACGTAATAGTTTTGAACGTGGCACGCGGTTCCCAGTAACTGCAGTCGCGCAAGACGGCGACTTGAGCCTGGAGCGTAGCGAAATTTCCGGGTTGATCGATCCAGCTCATGTCGAGCCCGAACGTCCGCTGCAATCGTTGAGTGCCGTAGCGCGTGAAAAATGTGTTCGCTATGTTCTGGAGAATTTCCCCAACGGTTCCGGCTTGGACGGTAAAATCAAATTGAAAATAGCCGGCGCCGACATCAAAGAGTTCGTTGCCGACCTTGACCGTGAACGACGAGAGTTTAGGGGTTGCCGGCATTGCTAGATTAATCCTCTCCCAAGTGTGCTTACGGCTGTTCGGACAGGGCCCGGTAAGCCGATTGACGAAACGAAGCTTGACGCCGCGCCGATCGGGTTAGAGATAAAGTTGAAGAGCGGCGAGGCGCCAGTAGAGAATTCCTCGAGTTTGACCGAAACATGAAGAATCGTCAGGGTGCTGCCGTTCCATTTCTCCATTTTGGCATCCACAGATTCCACTACATACATTGTGAGCCCGCCGCGGCCCAGTGGCGTGTTGCCGATCATGACTGGCATAGGGACCTTGCCTTGCGCGTACTTTTCCAATTGGCTCAGTGAACTGGCCGGGTCATGCGTCCACGGTTTAAAAAATTTCATCTCGATTGTTATCGAGGTTGGCTGAAACCCGGTATCCTCAAGAACGTCAACGCTATTAATGACCTTGTGACGCGCCCAGGAATTCTTGAGCGACTTAGAAATACCGCTCGGGCTGAACAAGGTGCCTTGACCAGCGACGAAGGGCAAAGTTCCCATACATCCTAACATTTACGCAGTCCTTTGCATGGTAGCCGAATTGGTTGCCGGCGTTATAGCCGTGACGATGAAAGAACCTAAGATATTGCCAGTCGAGCAATCGCCGATTGCTGTCGCTAAACCCACTCCCATCCAAGCGACTTGATCCCAGGTGACGGTGACCGAACTTCCAATAGGCGGAATTGTTATCGCGGCACTGGAATAGGAAATCACCGAAACGCCGGCCGCGCCGGTCGGTCCCGTAGCGCCAGTTGCGCCCTGCGGGCCGGTAGCGCCGGTCGCCCCAGGATTACCCTGCGGGCCGGTAGCGCCGGTAGCGCCTTGGTTACCCTGCGGTCCCTGAGGTCCCTGCGCTCCAGTATTGCCGATCGGGCCTTGCGGACCTGTAGCACCGGTGTTGCCGGTAGCGCCCTGTTGCGCCATCAGATTCCAGTGCGTGGTATCGACGGCCGGGTCGACGTTGGTATTGGCGATTATGCAGACATAGGACGAACCGGAACGGCTTACTGTGTCGTACGGCGAATAGGTCGTGGCCGTATTCCAGGCCCCTTTCCAGGTGTAACCCTGACCGGCAGCTCCACCGGTGCCGCTCTGCCAGGTGCCGTCACCGGCCAGAAATTTGGTGTTGGTATTGGGCAGTAGCGGACATAGTCCGTCTTGCGTTGGATCGACTCGGGGTATATACGCCCACGTGTTGTCGCCACGAACCCATTGCTTAATATCATCCGGAGCTGGTGGTAAAATAGGGTTCAAGTACCGCCTCCCGTGCCGTCTTCGTTGACGATATGTGGGTTTGCCTGACCGCCCTGACTAAAGGTTACCGGGTGATCCACAATCAATGTCCCGGTGATATGCACATTGCCATTAAGCGTAATAGTTCCGGACGTAATCGTGGTGTCAGACGCGGTAACATTGAACGGCCCGCCAAGCGTAATCGTCACCGAGCTGCCACCGATGAATTCGATCGTTTTGACGCCACCGACGTGGAGATTGCCGGTATCCGGGTTGTACTCCATTTGCGCGCCGTCGTCGGCCATCATAGCCATCGAATTGATGCTGGATGGGATTAGCGCGCCGCCGTTCTGAGTCGGGTTCGAACACAAGACCACGCCACGCTCAACGCCTGTCCCGAGATGGCCGACCAGTACGTTGGTCCCTTTGCGCGGGCAGAAATGGGTGGACATACCGCCGCTCCCCGTCTGGCCGACCGGTAACCAGTCGCTGGTAACGTCGCGGTCTGGAAAACTTACTCTGACTTCGGGACCGTTGACGCCGTTACGCCGATCGGTGACAGTCCCGGACCGCAGCAGATTGAGCGAGGTCTGGTTGAAATCGTCTGAGCCGTAATCGGGTTTGAACATTTCTTTCTTTAACTACCGCCCCAAGCCTGAGACTTTTCCAATTGCACGTGTGTCTTGTTTCCGCCTTTAGACAAGGTGTGCGTAACGTTTACAACCAGCCATGGTCCGTCCACGTCAGGCGACCCGTTGACGAGCGTATAAACTGTGCCGCTCTCAATTCCCCCATTGTATGGAATTTCAAAGCTTATGCCGTGGCGTTTCTGATTCTTTTTCTTGAGTTTCTTTTCGGCAACATGCTTAGCTCGCGCGCATTTATCGGAATTGGTTTCTAGCGTTTGGGTGGCCGTATCCGAAAGCGCTTGCAATGGCGTCATGGAAAACAAGCTTTTCTGAATCGCTGAAAACGGGTTATCGATTCCGATCAGGTTAAGCGGATTATTCAGAGCGGGTTTACTAGGTTGCGTCGCCTGTTTTGATGTATCCTTGGCATTTACATCGGTCGATTCGGCGTCGTGCGGGTTATGTTTCAGGCGCAGCACATGGCCGAGGTCAGCACAGGTCGGGTCAGAAACTTTTTCGCGTGTCACCTTGCCCGTCTTGTGATCTTTATAAGCAACCTCAGCCGAGTTGTAACAGTCCTCGACGATTTCATTTATGTCCCATGACAAGAGGCCGCCTATGCCGTTTACACCGCCGACTACGCCCGGGGACGGAATTACAATCGTGCCAACCGGACCTTGGGCCTGCATCTGGTCTCTATCCAAAACCCAGATTGCTCCTTTGCGGATTTTAAGCGCGTAATTTTCCTCGTCACAATGACGCGCCAACTGCACGAGGTCGGATTGATCGTGTTGATCCGAGCGGCCTATCTTCGGGTTGTTCTTGGCCTGAAACTGGACACTAAGTCCGTTGGCGCTCGCAATCTTAGCCGTAATATCTTGCAACGTCGTTTTCTCGCTTCCCTGACTTTTGCGCTCGGTGCGGACAGAGTTTTGCGGCTGGATAGGAATAGACACGCAATCGATATGGATACTTGACCCACCGCCTTTATCGCCTTTGTACCGCAACGAATGAATATGAAACGTGCCGCAGTCGCGACTACCGCCCCCGCCTGATATTGAGACGCTGACCGGGATCGCTGCCTTTAGTCGGAACGTCCGTCTGAAAGTTCCGTCTGGATCGGCGATATCAATCGAGACTGTATCCCCGGTGAATTTCAGGCCTTCCTTATAGGTTAATTGGGTCAGTTTGCCCGCTAACTGCGTTGGTAACGCGTTACCATTAATGGAAACCGTAGCGGTGACAGGCATAGATCAAACTTGGCCGATGAATGTTCCCCATGGAACGTTTGAGAGATTCGGGGCCAGCGCGACGACGGGAATGGTTAGAACGATACCCGCATCAAAGTTGACCACGTCAACGTAGGTTGGGTTGGCCAGCATGATGTCACTCATGTACTTCTCGGTGCCGAACAAGTCCCAGGAAATTGAATCAAGGGCCTCACCTTGGATCGTCTGATAGATAAATTCGCTGGCCATTAGACAAGTGCGTTTGCCGCGTTCCGATTCGAAAGCGCGGCTTCCAATTGCTGAAGGAGCTCCTCGGCGTGCGAACGCAAGAGGCCGCCGATATCGCCAAAGCCGTGTATAACCGGGCTATAGTGCAGTGTAATTCCACCGAGACCGCCACCATTCCCGTTCAACGGCACGACCGCTTCGGGGCCGGCTTCGCCGAGGCCCGCAATCGTCGGTTTACGGATAATGCCGCCAAACTGTAACCATTGCAGATTAGAAACGTGCCCGAGGTCTCTACCGTTCCACTGCTCGATTGTGCGCGAATTCGGTACGCCGGCTGTCTTGTACGACAAGTCCGCGTAGCGCCCGGTGATCGTATGGCCTGAAGCGTCTTGAAAAGAAAACATTTGACCCAAGTGATGCCCCGCAGCCATGTCAGGCGAGACCGCGTAATCGCCTGCTTGCAAATGAGCGCCGCTCGGTCCGTAGTTGGTTGAATGCGTGTACTCACCTTGGGAGGGGCCATAGGCTTCCGCGCGAATCGGACCGCCTGCGCCGGCCGTACCTTCGCCGCCGTAGCCTGAGCCTAGCCCGAACCCGCCTGCACCGCTCGTACCCCCTGCACCTAGCCCCATGCTCGCCATTTGAGCCATTTGAGCCATGCCGGCGGTCATTTGTGTCAGTGCGCTGGTGGCTGCGTCAATAGCCTCATTAAAATGCACGAGGTCGTTTCCGGTAACGGTTTTAAGCGAATCGTTAAGTTTCTGTAATGCTTCAACGTTATTGGCTTGTGCCGCGGCGACGCGTTCATGTTCGACCCGCAACCGCTCGCTGGTATCCATGCTCTTTTCTTTTTGCGCAATCTCAGCGCTGAGTTGAGCCGCGGATACGTCTTTAGCGCTGGGCCCCAGCGTAAATGCTGCCAGTTTCTTTATGGTCTTTTCAATCCAATCGAAGAAATGCTCGAAAGCCGTAGTCAGCTCCAGCAACGCTTGAATATCTTTCGGTATATCTTGCGCTAGCCACTTGATGAACGGCTCCATGTCTTTCATCATTTTAGCCGTTGCTTCGATTGCTTCGTTACCGCTTTTTGCAACTCCACTCCAGTCTTGTTTGCCTAGTGTGGTGGCGAATTCGTCAAACATGCTAACCAGTTGCGGGCTAAACATGGCATCGATCTTTTTCGCCATGCCGTCAAAGAAACTTTGCACTCGCTCGTAAGCTGCCGAAGTGAAACTGGAATTGATTTTATTTACAATCGCTTCAAAAGGCCCGAGTTCCATCGTGCCGATACCGCGCATGATCGTTTGCCATTTATCCAGCATCGTGCTCCACCCGCCGATTGCCGATTTACCCATGGCGGCTGCTGCGCCGGCATATTTACCACCGGGTGCGGTCGATTCGGTAATGAATTCCTGCAACAGATGAGCCGGAACCTGGCCTTTTTTGACGTCTTTATAAAGTTGACGTAAGCCCTCCTCAATCGTCTTTAATTCCTCCTCGCTTAGATTGGTGCCAAGCGCCCCAAGCTTGCCGGGCTCGATATTGAGTTTCTTTTCAAGGAAAGGTCGGATCTGGACGCCGGACGCTTCCAAAGGTCGGATCACCTTTTCCATCAGGTTCCCACCTTTGATGGCCGTCATATACTCCTCCTGCAGCTGTTTAAAATGTTCGCTCGGCGTCATGCCGCCTGGAACCGTCGCGGCGGCGATATCCGTCAGAT